AGACCAAGAACTTACTTTGGTAGTTGATAGTGCGAAAGCTTTCAAATTCATCGTAGATGATATTGAAACTAACATGTCGCATGTTAACTTCAAAGAAGTAGCTTCTAGCTCGGCTGCATATGCATTGAAAGATTCATATGATGCTGCAGTTATAGCTGCTATGTTTTCTGGTGTGTCAAGTTCTTCACCTGACCACGCTTTAGGTACTGACTCAGCTACTGATTTAGCTGCCGGTACTTTTGACGGAACAGGTAACCTTGACATAGGTTTTGGTTCTAGTGAGCATGACCCAATAGACGTTATGGCTAGAATGGCAAGACTACTTGACGAACAAAATGTTCCTGAAGAAGGAAGATGGTTCGTTGGAAGTCCTGACTTCTACGAAGTTTTAGGTCAAGCTTCTTCTAAATTGCTATCTGTTGACTTCAACGCAGGTCAGGGTTCAATTAGAAATGGTTTAGTATCAAGTGGAAAACTAAGAGGATTTGATATGTACAAGTCTAATAACATTGCTTCAACATCTAATGCTGCAGGTAAATGTTTGGCAGGTCATATCTCATCTACTGCGACTGCTAACACAATTCTTTCAACAGAAGTGTTGAGAGACCCGTCATCTTTTGGTGACATTGTGAGAGGTCTTCATGTCTATGGTGCGAAAGTACTAAGAGGTGAAGCATTAGTCTCAGCTTTCTACGGTATTGACTAATCGTAAAATTGGGGGAGTCTTCGGACTCCTCCTCTTTTTTTAAAAGGAAAACAATATGAAAACAAAATACGGAGTAACAAATCAATTAGCTCAACTAGCTAAAGCTAAAGCTAAAGTTCTTTCACCTCAACCTAGATATAATCAATATGGAGAAAAAATAGGTGCTACAGGATTAAGTAAGAGAGAACAAATGGGAGCTGCCCAAGACTTTAGTTTTATGCCAAAAAAGAAATCTAAACCTGTAATGGGTGAAAGAATGATGTTTAAAGGTGGAGGTATGGTTACAGCAAAACCTAATTAAACATGGCAACTACATTCCTAACACTAACAAATGAAGTTCTTCAAGAACTTAATGAAATAGAATTAACTTCTGCAACTTTTGCAAACGCAAAAGGTATTCAAAGTTTTGTTAAAAATTCTATTAATAAATCTTTAAATGATATTGCAACAGAAGAACCACAACTTCCATTCTTTGCTGCTGCAGCTAGTGGAGGAACAGACCCTTTTT